GCCATTCAATATATACGCTCATAATTATTTCTCCTCTCGGTTTTTCAAGATTGCGGCTGTAGTAGCTCCATTATCAAAGAATGAGGGGTATTTCCACTGTCGAGCGTAAGAACTAGACGTTATTTGAGGGGCAACAACGTCGTTCTTTGCCCTTGAGCTAGGGAAACCCTTACCTAGAGTCATCAGAGGAGCCTTGATGCCAATGTGAGTGGTGTTACCAGTCTCAGCATTGGCACGTGTTAACGCCATAACGGTATTCGCTGGCATTGATACACTTTTGACTCTCTTGGAACTAATTGGTTCCAAAATTCTTTCGGTACTAGCGAACCACAGTAAATTTTCACGCTTCTGCCAAGTTAGTTGCATTGGCGAACCAGAGTTACGTGCAAGATATAGAGTGTCCTTGCGAGTATCGGCAATAGCTATCGCCCAAGACCCTTTGGCTTCAGGCATGGTTTTGGCGATAATGCTTCGAGTCAAAGTCTGACTGTCACTCAACTTGGAATTGAGCATCGAAAGAATAGTCGCACTATCTACGTCAGCTACTGCGCCATACTTCGCACGTAAATCCATGTGATTGTGAATCACTCCATTGTGAACACCGACCAATGGTGGGTCATATATAGGGTGATTGTTGTCAATCACTTTAGGTGAGCCTGTAGTCGCTGCCCTCGTGTGACCTACTATAGCAATTGTAGATGCGCTGACCTTATCCAGAACATTCCAGAAACCAGACATACCTGAGAGCTTAGTCGCTCTGACAGGTGCTCGGTAAAAGTAATGCTCACCACCTTCATTGATAACAAAGATGCCAGAGGCATCTACCCCTCTCGACTCTGCCGCAATAAGTGAATCTATGAAGCTAAACTTGATATCCTCAAAGTCCTCAGCGGAGCGAGCCTTCCGACCTAGTACTAATCCTGTAATTCCACACATAAGCAATACCTCCTTCAAAGGTTTTGTGGGGGAGGAATGACCTCCCCCGAGGTTAAGATTTTTATTGATTGACCCGACGTAAAGCTCTCCTCTGTGCGGGAGTAAGGTACTGTTTTGCAGAACCGAGGTACTCACCGAGGGTAGCCATCGTAAGGTGATTTCGCCCTCTCTCAGTGTTTTCAAAGATGCGCTGAACGATATTCTGACGAGCCTTCTTGGTGATTTCACATTGGCTGGCGTTACCAAGAGCGTATAAGATTCGGTGAGCATCTTCGGACTTGAAAGGAGTGGCACCAACGGTCTTGGCGATACCAACTGAAACAACATTCTGAGTGAAAACGACCCAAGCCTGAATCTTGCTGGCGTTGAGAGAACCAGAGTGTTGACGAAATTCAATTGTGCCGTGGTTGGAGTAAGCCTGAGGATTAACAGCATTGTAACGACCGCCTACGATATTGTTAGCGTAGAAGCGGAGGTCAGCTGCCTGACCGACTTGCCTTGCCCTGCGATTCATTCTGGAATCTAAGTACCTGATTGCCTCGACGCTGAGAGGACTCGCCCAACGGCTATTAGCCCTAGATGGAAGAAGCGCACCAGTAAGATTCTGAGCCTTGGCGTAGAGGAAAAGGATTGACTTGAGATTGGCCTTGGTGCCATCACTAAAGTCATGGTGGACGTGAAGTCCAGTTGAGCGGTCGACTGAACAACCGATTGACTGAAGGACTTCACATACCCTAGCAACTTCATCTAAGCCAGCCTGACCACTAAGAGGAGGGGAAACTACCTCTGGGCCAGTAGAAGCGTCAGGAACTACTTTCCATGTAGACATGGTGCGGTGAGTGTACCCTGTGTTAGCCGTAGCTATACCAGCCTCGTTGAGTGCCCTTACAATCATAGCGATTGATGGGCCACTCCTTGAGGTTTCTATCTCGACACCGAACTTCCTTGAACTATCGAATTGTGACTGCATTTGAGTCTCCTTAATTTATTGTCACCTTACCGTGACAAGCACTATTCTAGGCCATTTCTTTACTTTTGTAAATAGTTTGGACTCGTGGATTTGTAGCTAGTTTTTTTGGATTTTGCCGAATCATACGGATTTCAGCTTTAATTCAGTGAATTGTTAGCTGTATTTAATGACCCGTGGTTGCGGGTTCAGCTATAGTTACTTCCACATTGTCTTGTACAGTTATGTTGGCTCCAGTAACTGTTGTAGCAATCGTGAATTCTTTCGTGCTGAAACCATCACCCATTCCTACTTCATTAAGTAGAATTTCCATGGTTCCCACATTCATCTTTGAGAATACGCAGTCCCCACCTTTGGTATAGAGGTTGGAAAGTCTCAATGTTCCTACCTTGCCATTTACTCCAGATGAGGGAGCTTGTATCCAGATGCGGTCATAAGTACCACCATTTGTCGTCATAGCATCTGCTTGTTGATGACCACCACCAATAGCCCTCATTCTTGAAGTTCCCGGACTTGGTGCTATTGACTGCCCATCACTGGCATTACCTTTAACTATCAGAGTATGCGCTTGTATATCGGTCAATGTTAATTTCTTGCAGCGAGAGTTTTCCAGAATAAAATGCCCTATTTCTAAACGAGTATTGGTACCACCAGATACGGTATTTCCCGATACTTGCACTACATTTTGTTCTCCAGACGGCAATGCAGACCCTGTAAATACAGTACCCACGCTGACATTTTCTATGGTAATTTCCCTTACTGGAGTTGAGCCGAGGTCGATACGTAACGTGTTTGAGCCTTCGACATATTCTGTAGGTACATCCAATGGAGCGTTTGCTCCTACAACTGAAGCCGCATAAATACCTGCATCTCCAGCCCTAAAGGACTTGCCTTCTAATACTTCATTGGCTACAACACCACCAGTTACAGCAGTAGTACCAATCAGAAGAGTTGCTACCATCTGGGGATTTAATCCCATTGCTCTCAAAAGAGTTACTGGTGCCCTAACAGTTTTATAAATATAAATCCATTTGCCAGTCTCAGATTCAAGGTACTGTACTATGGAAAGAATTTTGTCACGGAGCTTCTTAGCTCCTCTGTATAAAGTAATTGGAGACCTAATAATTTCTCTTGGTGCTTTTTTTACACCTCTCAAGAATCCTAAAAAGCCTCTCCAAAGACCTTTTAAAAGCCGTACAGGGAGTTTAGCGATAAAAACAACTAGGCGTATAGGAAGTGTAAGCAAAGCACGTAATCTATTCATTATTCAGCCTCCAAGACCTTCATACCAAGGGCTATTACCCCTCCGATAGTGCCAGTAGCTACTTCAGGTAAATCATGAAGAATACCCACCCATGCAAGGATTCCTAAAACTATTATGGCCAAAAATATTTGTGGCCTGAGCTTCCCAATCATTTCAGCCTCCCAATCTAATTAACTCATTTAATTCAGCATTAGACAAGTCCTCAGTCTGTGCTTTAATCCTTAAGCTCTTTATCTTTCGGTCATTTTCGCTTGGCACAATATCTTGTCCATAAACCTCTTGTCTTTCTTCATTAGTTCCATATCCCATAATTTTCTGTAATATAGGCTGTCCTATTTCGTTATAAAGACCAGTCCATTGCATATCAAAAGTTATTACGATATATCCCTGCTCCTCGACCTTCCTGACCTCCTCTGAGTGCTGAGGGTCTTGTTGTCGGTCAGCTATTTGAGTTTGCCATTTAACGTACTGCATATCTCTACTCTAAATTGGTATGGCGCAAAGCCAAGACCCTGCTCCAACAGTCGTATCATCTGAATGGCTACTTCCCTGTGCCCATTGAAGAGTTAGATTCCCAGCATTTGAGCCATTCCTTATCGCTCCCCACATTGTTAATCCATGCCCATTAGCATTACCAATATCCAGCGTCAGTGCATTACCTAATCCCTGAGCAGTATTATCTGACTGAATTGCATTTCCACTAGCGGATGCTGCGCCACCTACCGAATATAGATGCTGGCGGTATCCAGTAAAAGTAGGACTGGTTGGAGTAGTAAAACCATATTTGAAATCTGTATTTGCTGAGCCAGTAATAATCAAGTGCATAATAATTGCATAGTCGGTACTAGCAGATAATGCTACTGCTAAGTGATTATCATCAGCGAGAGAAGTTGTACTGTTTCTTGTTAGGTCGGCTGTTTTCATAGCTGCTTGAGGTAATGTAATCGTGGCAAATTCTAGGTCTGAAGCACCACTATTTACCCTCAGAACTTGTAGCCCAGTACCTTTGGTTAATATTCCCATTGTACCTGTGCCAGTGCCTCTTAGAATTCCACCAGCAGCAATACCAGATATATCAGCCTCTATCCCCCCAAATTCCTGTTTGACTCTACCAGAGCCATCTAGGAAGTCAGCTAGTATTGAAACGACTCCAGATGATGCGCCTCTAAAGATACCTCCAGTGGTTATAGCACTGACGTCCACTTCAAGGCCACCATATTCGTGTTTAATTAATCCTGCAGATGTTGCTACAGCCAGCCAGTTATTGACAAGCTCGTTCCAGTTTGTATGAGTAACTAGATATCCAGCTGACCTTGTAGATAAATTTGTAAATGCCATTTCATACTCCTAATACACAAGTTTGGTATCAGTACCAAGGTTTCCTTGACCCAAAGCCCAGAATCCACCAGTAATACTTGCTGGAGATAATTCAAATATAACTCTATGTAATGTATTACCTTCAGTTACTTGATGCCTTATATTCTCAACAATAAAGTCCTCATTGATACCTAATTTAGTCCTATCCCCTGTCGCTGTAACTGTAACTCGGTCTGATATATCTAAATCCAATGCAGCGAATAATGTATCTTGTGATTTGCCAGCTGTATATGAAATCGTCAATCTAGGAGTTGCGTCTTTATAGTTTGACAGATTTAAATCACACCAGTTTTGAGCCTCCTTTACGGTAGGAAACCATTTAGCAGACGACTTGTAGTGCCTTTTCTTAAAGGCTGTAATGCTGTCTGAATCTTCGGAAGATACCCTAGTGGCATCTGAAGTTACTAGGGTTGTGCCTCTCGCTTGTAATTTAGTTATGTATGCCGTAGTGCTTGCGTGATTATTTGTAACAACAATTTTCATTTGGTTAGATGTTTTTGTAGTAGAGATTCCTATGGAGCTTGTTAGGTCTGTCCCGCTTCCATCTGATGCAGCATTTGCCGTATAGTCAGTAGTTGAGGCAGGGGTAGTCCAAGCATTTACGGAAACTTGCCCAGCTATTTCAGATGCTGATGTTCCATCACTTACTGGAGGATATAGAGCATAGAAAGTGAATGATTCCCCTGCAGCTAACGTAGGAGAATCACTACCAGTTTCTCCATGAGTCCAAAGTACAGCTAAACTTCCAACAGAATATGTTACAACTTCAGCTTCAAATACATTAAAGATACTCGGAAGTGGGTCTTCTTGTTTAATAGTTTCATATGCGTAAGTAGCAGCATCGGCATCTGTAAATGTCAAAACACTGGTATTTGAGCGTGAATTGGTTACTCTGAAATACCTATCCTCAAATTTAATTTTTCCATCCATCTTTTCCCAGAAAAATCCTGCTTCCGTATCTTCAATTTCACGTAATACTTTTAAGGAGTTTCCGCTTGCTGAAAAGAATTTCGTGACTGTTGTTTTTCCTTCTTCCAAATCCAAATCATCAGCAGACCAACCAGTATCAGTAAGGACTGTTGAAAATAATTGGTCTGTTCTCTGCGATGACTGTAATTCCAGCCTCGTTTCCCTTTGAGCTACAAGCCCAAGTGCACCCAATGCTGTTAATTTTGCAATCTTAGCATTACCGACTTGAACATCTGGAATAATACTATCCACATATCCCGTCCAAATTGGCGTATTCATAAAAGTGAATGGGAATGTATACGTAAAGGTTTGATTATATGCAGCAATCAACTGTACTTTTCTTCCAGTCAATAAATTGCCGTACAAGTCTCCAGTAGATAAGAATGGGCTATACACGCCACTCTCATTATTCAGAATGGCGACTAATTTCCCAGCAATGGATTTACCTGTTAATTGGGATGGGAAATCTTTGCCCCTCTCTGTATCAATGGAAAGTAGTAAATCAGTAATGACTTCTCCAGTATCTCCGAAGTCCCCATCACCATTCCAGTCTACATATAGTGCATAGCTAGTTGTTGCCACTTGATACAGCTTCCTCTATTTGCTCAACAAAACTTTTGTCCTGTGTAGCTTCCTCAAGCATTCTCTTGAGTGCAATATTCTCCACCATCAATTTCAGTTCTGGCTTCGCCTCTAAAAGTTTTATCCAATCCTCTGTCTTGATTTCTATAGATTCCATGTCATCTCCTTAAGTAAAAAATATTGCTCCCATTCCTGCCGCTGGTAAACCATGTGTGACTGCTAGCCTTAAGCACGTTGAAGAAGAAGCATCGGCAGTATCCCATCTAAGGTCTGCTGCTGCTCCAGAGCTTCCACTATGTGTAGGCTCCGAGTCATCTGTATCGCCAGATAGTCTTGCTGCCCAAGCAATAATTGCATCTACGGGTATTGTAGCCAGCCCTGTACTATTAACAGTCATGGTCGCATCGCTTCCACTAGACAAACTACCTAAGTCTGCACGAGTAACACATTCTCCTCCAGTTACTGCATCGAAATCTCCAGAAGATATCGTTGTATTATCAGCCAAAATAATCTTGGTAAATCCAGCATCCTGAGCCATGATGTCATTTATTTGGTTTGGCCTACCAGTCATGGTAGCTGACTGCACTTCGTGACTATCATTGATTGATGCACAATTAAATCCTGCTGGGCCACGATAGATGGATATCCAGTTACTCCCTGAACCTTCCTGAATATATGCAAGAAGCTCTGTTCCTCCAGTAGCTGCTGTATTGCCACCACCATCATGGATGGTGTCCCAAGAGGCTCCTCCACCTTCTGTATGAGAACAATAACCGTCAATAGTTCCGCTAGAAGAGGCCTCTGGTTTGAAAGTAGTAGTTGCACCCCCAGCGGGAACCAGAAGGCCGTTCTCGGTCTTAGGAAGTAGCTTAAACATCATTCTGTCCAGCAATGGGTAGATGTATTTCCAGTTTTTTCTAATAATATCTGCCCTACCAGTGCGTGGCTGGATAACTGTTATCTGTTGTTCCATATCATCTTCAAGATATCCATAGGTTACTGATTCTCTGTCAATATAAATAACAGGGTCTTTGAATAGCATTGTGTAGGGATAATGGTCGTTAAGACCAAATAAGTTCCTACCTATCTCAGTGTTAGCCAGAGCCACAAGCTCCTTTTGGTACAGCATGAACCAGAGCTTCTCCTCAAGATTAGGCTGCCAGCTAAACTCGTCCTGCTCCCAATGCTCCTGACCATTAAATCGTATCGTCATATTCCTAATGCACTTTCCTTATCAGTTTGCCACGATGCCTTTGCCAGACTCCCTGTTACATAGTCTGCCAGCTTTGTCTTTGCAACTGTTTCGGCAGTTACCTCAGTACAACCACCTTTGATATGGCGTTGACCATGAGTTAGGAATCCTTCCCATAGCGTTGAAGCTGCAACCCACTGAGTGGCAGTCCTAGAGAATGCCTGTGCCACAGACTGATTATCACCAGAGCGTATCAGCACATAACATTGACCATCTGTATTCCACTCCCTGACTATTGCCCCTACTGTTGCCATTATGGAATCCTAAATCCAAGAGTTACTACAGCACCAGTGCCAGCATCTCCAGAACCAATCTGTGTACAATTCACCTGTACCGTATCGTTTGTTGCTACAGCTTCTGTTCCATCGCTTTTAATTACTGGTGCTGTAGCAGCGGTATCAGTTCCAAATTCCCCGATATCAATAGTAGCGTCTGTGGATAGCATCTGTGTACTTGCCCCATTTTTGCTGACCTCAATGATTATGGTAGTCCCACTAGGGTCTCCTTGAACCTCCACGTGAACATAATCTAAGTCCATTCCATTCATCTTGGGAGGAACATGGAAGTAGGCCAGACAATCAGCTACAGTCAATACAGTAGTAGGAGTGCCTATAGGTAATGCAACAACAACTTGTCCGTAAATACTTGCTGAAAGAATGTCAGGAACTATAGCTCTGGTTGTATCAGTACTGGTGTTTACTTCGGCGGTAGTAGCAAGCTCAACGACTCCAGACGCTGATGCACTTGCTGCAACTTTAATATCCGAGAATGTATCTGCACCAGAACGATAATCAACATTTCCTGAGCCATCTAAAACAAGGAATTTATCAACATCTGAACCAGCGGCAGCAACACTTCCTATATTTAACGCTCCAGACAGTGTTACTAACCCTGCAGAAGATATTGTGACTCGTGTTGTAGGAGTCTGCGCTCCGTCCGCAGTAGTCCTTAATAGAATAGCTCCGGGAGTGTCTCCAGCACTGGGCGAACCATCTACTTCAAACTGAATAGAGGCTACAACTGATTCATAGTCCACGCCGTCATCGGCATACGCATTTATCAATCCTACAACTTCATCATCAGTCACAATGGTATGACTGCCTATGGAAGCGTTTCCAGATTTGAGCAATCCAACTATAGGAGCGGCAACGTGAGTGGCTGTGGTACTCCATGCTCCTAATAAAATAGAGGCATCTGCGGCAGTCGTTCCCATAATCTGTACTTCTGGAACGAGGTCTGTATCACCATCAATAGCAGAAATAGTTTCTTGGGCTGTATAACCCACAACAATCCCTGCTCCGTCACTTATATATGTATCTGCTGCTATGTTTACTGTTCCATCTGACCCTTTGAGCTTTAATAATCCCTTGGAATTCCCACCATCTGAAACTAGGAACATTATGTCCCCATCATTGGTAACGTTGGAAATTATTAAACTGTTTGCAGCTACTCCTGCGTGGGCAGATGTTCCCTCAATAACATTAGATAATTCCGCATCTGCGGATAAAGATGTAGACCGATTAAGGATAACCGAATCGCCATCAGTTCCTACTTTAATGAAGCTGTCATCTGCAACTATAGGTGTTAATGTCCAAGCTGGAATACCTCCAGCAACTTGCAAGAATGCAGAGGTGCTTCCAATGGCAAGACTTGTATTGACAGTACTGCTTGAGGAGTAGAGCATCATTCCAGTTGCTTGACTGGCGAATTGATGCCCAGTATCGGTCTGCTCATATTCAGCCTGAGTAAGTCCTGTTCCTACTGATTTATGCTGAAATCCTCCCATTACAAAGCTCCTCTCACACCAGCACTGGTAATTGCCCTGCGCACTATTCTGTCCAATTCAACTTCACCAGTTATATGATTTCCTGTGATATTTACTGTTACGCCACCGAATCCCCCTGCTCTTTGTTGTCCTCTGTTTAATATCATCTCTCCTCCATGGACAACTGCCATCCTTGGTGCTCCTTCTGGTCCGGGAACCCTTCCTCCAGCTGCAAATCCCATTCTTCCACCAGAGAAAAAACCACCAATAGCACTAACTGCACCACCAGCAGCTTTCCCAACCACCTTGCCTACGCCTCCTATTAATTGTCCTATAGGAGAATCCGCTACAACACCAATAAATTCCTTAATCTTTCTGATAAGTGTTGAAATGGCATCTATGAGTGGTTGTATTCTGTTCTTTGCATTTCTTAAGGACTTTGAAATAAATCCCATGATATTATCCCAGTTCTTATATACGACAATTCCAGCAGCTATCGCAGCACTAATTCCAACAATCGCTAGCGTAATAGGAAGGGCAGCGGCAGTTACCAGTGCAAACCCAGCAGCTAGTGTTGGAAGAAGTCCGATAATTAAGAGAATCGGCCCACCTATTAGACCAAATGCAGTTACACCAGCCAATACAAGAGCAACAATCTTGAGTAACCGAGGATTCATAGTTTGTAATCGTTCTGCAAATGATTGAAGTCCTTTTAATAGAGGAGTCATAACTGGTAATAACCCTGCTCCGATTGCCTCTTTAACATCTCCCATGGCATTTGACATCTGAGTAAATGGATTTGCTTGAGCTTCGGCAGTGCCTCCAAGCTCTTTCATAATCATTTCAATTCTTTCCATTGGCCCAGCGGATGCATCAAATTCTAAAGCTGTACCTCTTACCCTATTTGTTAACCCTGCCAGAACTGGCCCCATTGTCGCCACAGTAGATTCAAAATCCTTCCCTGTAGCGGCAGCCACTTCCATAACTGCGGGTAATGCAGCTAAAGCCTTATCCGTACTTCCTAACATCGGAACCAACTGAGTTAATACTCTGATTTGAGCCTCGTCCCCATAGTTGGTTTTTCTTTGTAGGGCAGCAGTAGCTGCCATGACTTTAGCCTCTACTGCGCCAAAGTTTTCTCCAGCATTTCCCACCACTGCCGCCAATGAATCAACTGCAGCTTGTTGTTCTAATGCCGCTTGAGCAAAACCTTTCATTGCCAGTACGCCACCAGCACCCATTGCTGATAATGAAGCTCCAGCGATTTTAGCCTTACCAGATACATCATTCAGTCGCTGCTTAAATCCTTTTACAGCTTTGTCTGCCTGCTTTGTATCTGCTCCAACTGTTATCCTTACTTCATTCGCCATTTTCTACTTCCTCATCATCTCCAGCCTCTTTCATTAAAGCGTGCATATGGAGAATAAAATTTGCATCCTCTTTCATTAATTCACTTGGTAGACAACTGTACCTCTGGCACAACGCATCTATTGTTCTTGCTTCAGATAACTCTATAGGGAGTTTGATATCGCTCCCAGCTTCTGAGTCATATCCTCCTCCAACGTGTCTCCAGCGTTGTACCTCTCGGATAAATTTGGTGCTGGTTTAATCACCGCCTCTATCCATCCCATCATTACAGAAGTTACAAGTCCACTATCGTGAACAGAGCAGACTCCATCTCCAGTTGCTGGGTAGGGATTTCCGTCTGGGTCTAAAACATTCCAAGAAATTAGATAATCGTTGCCAAAACGCATTAAGGCTTCAGAGCTTGTTTCAACATCATTATTTTCAGAATTACGTTGAAACCAAAACAAAGTTTCAAATGGAACCGAAATATTGACTTCTGCCTCTACACCATACCAAGGTGAATCCTCGGCAAAGTCAATGATAGCTGTTCTCCTAGTAACCCTGAATCCCTCGTTCTTTCTTGAGGTCATCGTGTCACCTTCCTATTCTTTTATGGTGGGTTGCTGTAACCCGACACCCACCACATCGGGTATCGAAAGGAGAGAACCTATGAACCTACGAGCATACGTTCACTTATGCCCATGTAGGAACTGTACCTCCAGACAAAACTCCGGGAGCCGAATATGTCAACTCACCTGATGCTGCCCTTGAAAGAGCATAATCATTAAAGTGAGTCTCATTCGGTAAACTCTGCCCTGAGATGGTGATGGTCACTGTTCTTGCTACTGAGCTTGATGGCACTGTAGAAAACACTGCGTGACTCATATTGCTGCCATCATTGAATACGCCATTTATGGTGATACTAAAGTCTGCAAGAGTCTGCAAGGTTTCCCTTGCTGATTTGTCCAACCCAGTAATGTCCTGTATTCCTCTCGGCGTACTGAAATCAAAGTTGGTTATATCATTGCTGATAGTTCTTGCCGACCCACCAGAATCATCAACCGCTATTGCTGCGCCAATTCCACTTTCTTTTGCCATTACTCCATTACCTCCTTGAGTTTCCTCAAATGTTTATCGCTATCTTCCACAAATGCGTCTCCGTCTGGGTACCAAAGGGATGGACGCTCTGTTTGTAATTTGCCAATATCAAATACGGCATCCCTGCCCCAGTGTTCATTAAAACAATCTTGACCTTCTGCAAAGTAAAAGGTAACTAGGCCTTCACTTTCAATTACCTCTAAATACCTTCTCCCTGTCTTACCAGACCTTATGAAATTAATTAAATTCTGTTGCGCTGGAGATGAAAGAATGGTTTTCCATCCCTTTTCTTTACTTTCACAATTTGCCTCTAAACAAGTCAGTTTTCTCTCTGCGCCTCTGGCTCGCCTTAATACAAATTTAGTTTTTGGATTTCTATGAATACGTGACACGGTCAGTTGCTGTTCCTCTCCTAAAACTTACCGCAAAGGTTACAGGGTTAAATGTCCCCGTAGAAATTACACGGACATAGCGTTCCACGGTGCCACTGACAGTAACACGTTCAGTACCTATATCAGTTACTTGAGTGAATGCCTTTAGTGTTCCCCAACTAGACCCATTGGAACTATCTTGAACTGTCGCTGTAAAGTTTGAACCAGTGAAGGACGTAACGTGCAGTATGGCTTCCGCTCCAGCGGTAGTCTGCGCTCCTTGGTCTACAGTTGTTCCATTTGTTGCTCCAGTATGGGTATCTGAAGCACTTGTAAGCATTACGCCATAAGTAGGAAGTGTAGTTAGGGTATTCAACTCAACATCAAACGTAAGCATTCCATCTGCTTCCCTACTACCGTCATAATTCAAACTCATGGTATCTGCCATGAAAGCAGCATCTCCAACATCTGCCCCAAAGTAAATTGTTAATGGACGAGAAGCCGAAGCAGTTCCAAATGGGGCACGTAATGCAAGGTGAGCCGCTCCAGTAGCATCGTTGAAGTAAGTATTGAATCCTACAATACCATCAACAAGACCTTGTAATCTCTCATGAGCACTTTTATTAATACCCGTAATATCCAATGCTCCAACTGGCGTGGATATATTATTTATAACCCCAACATCTCCACTTAAATCAGAGGAACCTATTAACAGTCCCATTCCTAATCCATTTGATTTAGCCATTTCATCTCCTATGCAGACTGAGTTCCAGAGTCATCTACCACCAAAGGTATTGTTAAATCCACTGTTCTGAATACAGTTGAGCCAATAGTTATATATCCCCAAGTAGCAGACATACCAGTACCATACTGTCCAGCGATATCAATATTGCGTATTGTTGCTCCAAGGTCATATTCCCCAACTAGGTTTGAACTAATCTCTGAAACTGCTAGGGCTACATCCTTTTCAACGTCTCCAGCGTCATCGCCTTGACCAAATGCCGCTCTTTTATAAAGGCGACAAATAACCGTATGAACTTCTATCGTATTTGTAAGTGTTAACTCAACAATGGATGCTCCAGACATATAAATCGCAGCATGGATTCTATCTACAGTATCTGGAGGGGATACTGGTTCCCCAACTAAAGCATCAGCAACATATCCACTTCTGGAAATATGCGATGTGATTGCATCTAATGTTGTTTGAATATTAAAAGCCATTACGCATTCATCTTTCTTACGTATCTATCAAGTTGCTTTCTAAAAATAGAATGTTTTCCTTTTTCCATTTTCTGGCTTGCTTTTCTGAAAGCTGAATACCCCTTGAATTTCGTGCTTGGATAATTTCTTGAGCTAATACCTTCCAACCATGGCCCATATACAACTCCACCATCATCTATCTTTCCATGCAAATTACTTACACTTGTAGATATGTTCCTTCTATAATTTCCTGTGGAAGTTTGTTTTCTGCCACCACCTACTAATTCAGTACCCAAGTAAAGACCACCAGTTTTTAGGTTATTCATAAGATATGTTTCACCAAGTTGTACCAGTTCTCGGATTCCATCATTTACAATTTGATTAAGAATCTGAGGAGCTACTCCCTTAAAGATGTTACCTGTTAATTCCACTTTGGTCGTAAGTTGCATTAAAGTGCATACTCCCTTGGTCTTATATATTCTTCTGTAACTCGCATTTGTAAGGCTCCTATTTCCCTTCCTGACATATCAACAGCGGCATCTCCAGCACCAATAGCCCTACCATATGCTGCAGACTCTTGAGTTATTGCAGCTACAGCCATCGCTGTAGTTAGCTGACGAATGGGAGCAGGTGCTCTATAAGCCGATATTGCTGTGGAGTTAGCGTGAGTGGCGGCAGTTGTTCCATTCACTCCTCTAGTAACAGTGAGAGTTCTAAAGATATGAACCGCTGTATTGTTAGTATGAGCAGCTAAGGTAGTACCATTAAAAGCCCGCTCAACTGTTAAAGCAGTTGTTCCAGCTACTCTCACAAACATTTCTTCAGAGTCAATTAGGATTACTTCCCCAGCTACTATTCCATGTCCAGAATCCACAGTGACATTCTCAGACTTGGAAGCTGTTAAAACTCCATCAGTCAAAATAGAGTCTAATGCCGCAGATGCTTTTTCTGAAACGAATAACTGTTCCGATTCAATCAGTAATGTATCTCCTACATTTACCCCGTTAGATAAACTCCCGTTGGAACAAACCATTGATGTAGCAGTAGCATCTGCAGCTAGTCCAGATGTAACAGTACCAACAGATACCGTATCATTTGAAAAGCCCCAACTGCCATTAACACTAATACTTCTTTGAGATGTATCACCTGCTTCAAATGAAGCATCACTACTTATATCAATTTCAATTCGATTATAAGGAGGTGCAAAGTTATTAGGCTCAAGGAAATAATCTGATGAGGATATTGTTGTTGGAGATGAATCTTGAGCCTTTGTCTGTAATGTCGTTACAGAAATAAGGTCTGCATCA